TTACATCGCAAATTATATAAAAGTTCGCGGATTACCGTTCGAGGTTACCGTGTATGACCACCATCCCGAACATACCGCATCATTTTTCTTTCTTCCGTATGCCTATGAAAAAGTAGAAGACTATGCACGTCGTCATCGTCATAATCATACCGGTATTGAATCTTATGAAATTACACCCCAATACCAACAGGAACCGTCACGCAAGGAAAAACGCAAGTATGACGTGTGGATTGAATATGTGCATGAAGGGTTACCTTTGAATATCCGCGTTGCCAAAATAATCAAATCTCCAAATAGTATATAGTGAATATACAGATACACATACACCCTATGAATTCGCCGAGAAAATTTGAAATATCCTTCTCGCACTCGCGTCGTCCGCCACAATTCAAAAGTGTTGCTTCGCCGGTTCCGACACCGTCACCATTACCGGATATTGAACGCGATATCATGGTATCGTATAAATTGAATGATTATATGAATATCAATGCGACACTTCGCGGAGAACGTCGTATGACGGATAAAGTGAAAAAGCAGATTGCAGACATCGATGCGACTATCACACATAAGAGCAAGTCCGACGTCACATTATATCGTGGTGTGTCCGTTCCAATCGGTACCCGGACAAGTTTTATCGAACGTGCATATTCTTCCACAACAAGACAATGTAAAGTCGCAGATACGTTCATCGATAAGAAGACTCGTTGTTGTGTATTGCGCATCACGGTTCCATCGTCGATTAAACGATACGAATACCAATATATCGAAGAAAAAGAAAACGAGGATGAAATCGTATTAGAACGCGACCTCGAATATTATGATATCAAGGACACCGGACGCCGTTGTGGTGAAGGTAGTTCCAAGATATACGAATGTAAAGTGCGCAAAGTGTCCGAAAGACCATCACAACCAGTCAAGGCATCAGTTCCGACTTCGAAAGAATTAGAAGAAATGTTAAGTGATATTCTTGCAGAAGACGAACCAATGATGAAAGGTGGTCGCTCAAAGAGACACAAGAGTCGTCGCCGAAGTCGTCGCGAACGTTGTTCTCGTCGCAATTCACACAAATAAATATGATGAGATATTCCCAACATACTACGATTGAAATAAGAATAACTGCTATTATTATTTCAAGAGTAAAAGTAATCACAACATGGTCTTACGTGTATATACTGACGGTTCGCAAATAAAGTCCAACGGGAGACCATCGCAAACCGGATACGCATTCGTTATACCGAAATGGAATATACAGGTTGCCGGTAATTTACAAGGACGCAATGAAACGAACAATCGCGCTGAACTGACGGCAATTGCCCATGCGATGGAAACCATCTATCACAAAGTCAAAGAGGACGAAATATGTGCAATCGATGCAAAGGAGACCGCGATTTACACCGATTCCCAATATGCGCTACAAGTGATGAAGAAATGGACCGGTCCATCCTGCGTACCATTCCGATTCGAATCCAAGAATCCACGCAGTAAATGGTCGCATCTTGTCCCCGTATTCTTTATTGATGAAACGCGCGGTGACCTTGAACGTCATTCCGCATCTGCGATGCATGTATATCGGTGCGACATCCAATCCATCGATGCGCCGAATAGTGACTGCATTGCTCGTATCTACATGGCAACGTATAATCTACTCTGTCTCGGAATCGCCGTCCATTGTTGCAAAGTGGAGGCGCATACCGGGAAGACGGACGAAATCTCGCGAGGGAATGCCCTTGCGGACGAACTCGCGCAACGCGCAGCTCTTACGATTCCTACGCAACGTCAGATGACTCCCTCCTCGACCATACCAGCGACTTCTCCAAAACGCACATCCGCAGTTGAAACGACAACGGCAAAGGACGCACCCGTCATCGTCTTTGGAAAATATAAGGGACTTCCTGCGGATAATTCAGTCATTCTCAAGGAAAACTATCTCGACTGGGTGTTTAAAGAATATCAAAAGAAGAGTAAATGGATTGTCGAACATCCGCGTATTGTCGAGAATGTCCGGGAACTATTGTCGTGGAAAACGAAACAACATTTACAAATGCGATAGGATAGTCGTCGGATATCGCATGACGATGACCATGACCATGACCTCATGAATAATTCTTCTTTTTTTCGGATTGCAAGAACAGATGGAATTTTTCGAGCGTCGGACGAAAGTTACAGAGAGGTTCGAATACACATGCACGTTTGGACTGTAATGCGCGAGATGCATTTTCTAAATTCATGTGAAAGTAGCGCATCATATAGGCAACGATGACTGACGCAGACCGCTGTTTCCCCGCAAAACAATGAACAAGGACACGTCGTCCATACATCAGATTCGCGTGGATTAATTGGGTGACTTTATCGAGGTAACGATATAATGCGTCGAGTTCCGCGGGTTGAAGATTATCTTCGACGGATAGTCGAACATGTTTTACCCCGGGACAACATAGTTCTTCGAGTGGAAACGGTAGATTTTTCGTGCAATTAATAATCACATCGAATCCTTTTATAAAGGACGGAATCGCAGTATCCTGGTAGTTTCCAATCCATAGATTCGGTACCACTTCCGTTGCGGTTACGATAGTCGGCATCGATGACGGTTCTGCACTCATCTCTCTGTCGAAATTGTCGATGTATAATATATACTATATGATACGATGACATCCACAGCAATGAAACGTAAATCGAAGTCCGCATCGCGTCGTTCAAATCGTAGAAAATCAAACACTCGTCCGACGAGTTCCGGACGACGACCACGACAACGACAACAACGTGGTGGCGAAGGTGATATATTTGAATATATCGATAGTGTAAGGAACGTCGATACATTTGATTATGCCGATTTCGAACGTCGTTTCGAACGGCAATTCAGTCGCAAGAAGGTATTCGGGACAGAAGATATCACTCCAATCATTCATGCCTATCGCACAAACCAGAAATTATTTTTTGGGTTTCTCAAACATATTCCAGAACTTGCACTTTATAAAACGTCGAACGGGCGCAACCTTATGCTATATGTATGCAATACTGCAATTCCAGAGACACAATCGTCCGTCGTAAATATTATGAATATCCTAGATGTGAATGGCAACGGTTCAAAATACATGGGTCTTGACCAGAAAGATAGTGACGGTATGACTGCATTGCAACGTGCATGCCATCGTTCGCTTGACCAAGTCGTAATTAAGTTACTATCCTATGGAGCAGAAGCAATCGCACTATCACATGTATCAAAAGATGGATATACCGCGTTAATGTATGCATGTATGAGTAGTCACACGTCAATGTTCCATGTAATATCCGAAATGTTGAAATATTCCACAAACGAGACAAATGCATCGCATACACATCCGGTATCGGGTATGACTGCATTCATCATCGTATGTTCGAAGAAACATGAGTCCGTTGCATTGGAAATGTTGGACCGTTATAGTGCAAAGGACTGCAACGTAGGTGCTGTATCCGCAAACCATTTAACTGCACTTATCGTATGTTGCGTGAACGAATTATACAAGGTAATTAACCGTATTCTCGATTTTCCTGCAAATGATATCAATCTATCGTATGTCGATAAACGTAATAATACGGTATTGCACTGTATCTGCTTACATGGGTATAAGGCGGAGTTGAAGTTCGACGAACACATTTATGCATTGGAAATAGCAATTACGGATTTAGAAAAGTTGAAAAATACGATGGACGATTTAGAAGAAATTTCACGTCGAATTGAAGAACAAGTCGAACAAATACGTGCAAAGGAACGTGAATATCGCAATATTCGAAATCTGACAACCCGGATGACGATGCGCGATGAAATTGCATCGATGAAAAATAAATTGGAACATGACGAATCAAAACGTGCGGAATACGAAACGACTATCGACAGTGGTCTAGAAACCTATCATATCGAGGGACGTTCGACTGCATCTAAAAAGGAAAATCTGAATGTGCACCTCGACGAATTGAAGAAGGCATTTGATACGGACCATAAAAAGATGGAGAAAATTCGTAATCACTATATTCCGACGTTGGAAGCGCTTGCTGTTAAAATCATTCGTCATGGTGCCAATGCATGTAATCTATATCACCGAGCAAACGAAAACGACCCAAAAAGCACCGTCTATCATTATGCAATCACCCGTGGTATGAACAAGGTCGTTTATGAAATAGACCGTCTTCGTTATGACACGACCATGTATCATATGAAACCGCGAACAATAGAAATTACTGAAGACGATACGATATTCGACCCAATCATGATGGAAGATACTCCAATTACGGAATACTTGAAAGAAGAAGAAAATCAAGACAAGGTGGTTATTCGATACAAGGATAAGATGTATATTGTCGGCATCGGTCAAATACGCGATAGTATTACTGTTGCGAAACGGTATCCTTGTAAAACTGCAGGTAGTTATGCGGATTCGAATATTAACACATTGGTCGCGTTATATGATGTGAAAAAGATATCCGATATTGTGATTGATGGTTCGATCATGTACAACGATATGATACATATAAATCCGAAGAAGACGCGATTCTATGTTCTCGAAGAAACTAATTTTACATACCCATCATTTATATCGGCGTCACTCGCAGATGCAACCAAGACGATGAGTCTCGTTAGTATGACACATTGTAATCCAGGGGCAGGTGGGAAGGCATATAAATTAATACCTGCGATATTACCTAGACGCGCTTCAACAACACAACGTAGTCCACCTCGTTCCGCATCAAAACGAACGACACCTCCACGTCGTGGCGAATAAAAAAGATTGGTTTGGTTTGTAATGTTTCTATTCACTATTTATTCATCACACTATTCATTTTGTGCATGCGCATTCGCGTCTGCATCAAGTTGTTCCTTGTGTCGAACATACAATGCATAGATTTCGCGTGGTATGATTTCGGGTAATACGTGACATAACTTTTTGAAGCATTTGGAAATCGTGACCTCGCTGGTTTTACATGCATCTGCCACTTGTTTCTTCGTTATATTCTGCATCGTGACATGACATGCAACGTAGATAGAACCGGCTGCAATGGACGGTGTGGTATTATCATCGACATAGTTCTTGAAAATGGCCTTGATTGCCACGAATTCTGCAATCTGTTTCACAAGGTCGTCGGTGTGTAAATCGGAACAGTATCGCTCGATGAAGTCGATTGGATTCGACGGGTCTTTCCGGATATTCCGTAGGTGGTTCGTTGCTTGGTGCATGATGGCGCGAAAGTTCTTAATACCCTTGGTCATATCATGTAATTCAATTTGGAATATGGATGCGATTTCCTTACTACTTCGCGGGACACCTTCGTCGATACAGGCGAAATAGACACAGGATGCAATGAGACTATCGCGGTTGGTTCCACGACAAGTGTTAATGTCGCGTATCGTATTGTAGAATTCCTTTGCCCTGTCGATAATAATGGAAGGAATACTTGCGGATTTACATGTGTTGGTAATTCGCGTGAATATCTTATAGAGACTGCGTTCTTTATAAGGCATTTGGTGCCAGGAGTTGTATTGAATCATCTTTTTCACGTATTGGCGACCTTCCCGTCGTGAATTACGGTTCGAAATCATTGTTCCGAGCGATGATTCGGGCATCATATTGTTTGTTGGAGCACCTACACGTTCCTGATTGGACCCACGTTGATGTCCATCATTCGCATAATTGCGATACTCTGCTTCTTCGTATAATACTTTCTTCTGAATTGTTCCACAATGTGTGCATATATATTGACCGTCTTGACAGATGAGTGTATAGGTTTTACAGTCAGAACATCGGTCTGTCTGATTCGCTTCAATGTCGTCTTTCTTATCGCGGTATTCATGTTCATCGTTGTCGTTTTCAAAGTCTTCGAACTCGTCAAAGGAATTCCATATATCGTCGGAATATTGTGAGGAAGATGCCATTGTTTATACAGTTGTTGGTGGATCTGTCTATTTATCATTTTGTCACTATCACGACGAAGGTCATGCGAAATCAAATTTATAAGGAAACCTACGGTTTCCCTAACACCCTTCCCTTTTGGTGCTACGCAGTGTGGTAATTAGAGGTGTCTATAGTTCTGATGCAATATTCTATATCATGTTCTGCTGCCGCAATTGTCATATATAAATCACGCATGTCACGGCCGAATGGAAATGGATAATGGGGATTTGGAAAGTTGAAACAAGTTGAAACTACTAAAAGTGACAGCTCACTTTTTTGAAATTTTTTTAAAACGGGAAGTCTTAAAACGAGTTCAATTCATTTTTCATTTTCATTTTCATTTTCATTTCTTCCTTTTCCATTTCCTCTTTTTCACCAAAAAGTCACCCGAATTAGGCGCGATGCGCATGGGTCACTTTTTTAACCTAATGTAATAACATGGGTTTAAATTTAGACCCACCTACAATTCCGAGAGGTCGCATGGCCGACTCTCCTACTGGAAATAGTATGGTGGATTGTTACATTAGACATGATGGTGCGGTCTTTGCCATTGGATTCTCATGTGTGATTGTTCCATTTGATTCTGCTGTAAGACGGTTGTTGGATGTTTCATAAGACACGACATTGATAGTGAAACGTAATTATGTTTCTCACTATGAATGATTTTACAATAGACTATAATTACCACTAACATCCACAGACATACACCAACATCTATATTGCGAAGCAACCAAGGAAAGGTCATAGGAAAACCTTGGTTTTCCTATTATTTGAACAAACTACCGAAATCATCACGACTGTATTTCTTTGCCGATTGTTTCAATTCCGTCGTTTCTAATTCCGTCATCTTCTTACGTTGGATAATATAACTTTCGACACGGTCTTTCTGGAAATCCATCACATACAATTCCATCGTTAATCGCACATCCGTGATATACGAGTATGGCACAAATATATACCCCGATGAACCGTATTTGGACC